CGGAGGTCGATTGAGACATCGTCTTCGTCTGCGAGCTCGATCCCGATCCAATCGGCCATCGCTTGACCGCCGAAGGAATGGAACGCTTGCCAGAACGGACCCTCGGTCGTCCAGTCCGGATGCTCCGTCGGGTCTCCGACAATCCGACCGAAGAACGCTTCGATGTCTCGGAGGTCCGCTTTCGAGAGCGGCTCTCCGGACGCAATCCGCTTTGTCAACGCTGCGTCCGAGATCGACGGCTCCCATTTGACCGACGAGTCCCGACGGACTCTCCGACCGATTGCGGCGTTGCGTTGAGCGGCTCCCGGAGCGGCTTTCCCTTCTAACTCAACCGGAGTCGGGACCGGACTCGAAACGGGATCGACAATCTCCGGAACCGAGACGGACTCGTCGTCCGCAATCGGAGCGGTCTGGAGGTCTTCGGAGTCTCCCTCCTTTCCTCTCCCGTGCCAGATGACCTCCGAGCGCTCCGCTATCTCGACGAGCTCTCGGTCTGTGTATTGTCCGGACTGGACAATCGACCCGAACGAAGTTTGGAGGTTGAGCGCTTCCGATGGAGATCGAGTCGCGAATCCCTTGACTCTCAAGACCGGATAAACCCGGAGACCTGGAAAGAACAAGTCGCAATAAACCCGGATGAGATTCTGCCAAGCTCTCTCGATCTGCCGAGCGAAGACTCCGAGTCCCTTGAGCCAGAGTTGGCTTTTGACGTCTCCGAGGTTGTACGCTCCAGCGCTCTCCGTTCCGAGTCCAGCGACAGCATCTCGGATTGCGGATCGCTTATACTTGGCACACATATCGACGATCGACTCCAGTCCGGTTTGCATTTGCATCTGGAGGAGCTCAACGTCTAGTCCGTCTCCGAGCTCAAGGACCGCGTCCGATAAGTTGGCATATTTGGACAGCGCTGCGAAAGCTGCGTCCGAAGCGGCTGCGGAGTTCGGAGCCGACGAGTTTCGACGGAGAACCGGGACTCCGGGTCCGAAGCGTTGCCAGTGTAGGATTGACGCGGAAGTGACTTCCATCGAAAGGAGATCCCATTGGCGAGCGGACCGGACGAGGGACAGTCCCTCGAAGTTATCTCCGTCCCGGTCAATCGAGAGGAGAACCGTCTTCCGGATGTCCAGGAACGGAGCGAGACCGGATCGGAAGATGTTCCCGTTCGGATTCGTCTGTTGAATCCCGACGAGGTCTCCGGTCGGACCGTCGAAAACCCACCTCATAACCGTGTTCGGCAGTCTGGGCGATAGTCCGGTGATCCGGGAGCCGACCGGAGCGTGTGGATCGATGGCGAACTCATAAAGTCCGAAGCCGTTGATGATTCCGCTCCGGAGCAATTGCTCGAAAGCGTCCTCAAAGTCGACTCGTCCGAACTGGAGATCGACGTTGATCGATTCTGCGACGAGGTCCAGTTGATCCCGGTCAACTCCGAGGAGCTCGGCTTGACGCTCGGACAAGGACGGAGCTTCGACTTCGATTGTCGCTCCAGCCATGACAGAGACGAGATTCGAGACTCCCTCTCGGATGACGCTGTCGGACCGATAAGCGGCCATGAATTGACCTTGATCGTAAGAGAGACCGCGTCCTCGATACGGATAAAGATCCGCGTTGAGTTCAACCGACGGAGTCCCTCCAGCGAACGGAGTTCCAGTGACTCCCGTCAAGGTCGAATAATCGAACGGGACCGGCTCGATTCCGTCCGAGGTCGAAACGGGACTCACTCCAGCCCGAGTGAACAACTCTCGCTCTCGGGTCTCCGAAGTGACTGGAGAACCGTCCGGACGCTGGAGATGAAGGAAAGCGTCCGTCGAATCTGCGAACTCGGGTCGTCCTTGTCGATATACGCTTTCGAGGAGGTCGGAGCGTCCGAGACGTTCCGCAACCGTCCGACGAGCTTTCGAGAGGTCGTCTCGTTGCGCTTGGCTTTGCGCGGTCCGACGAGCTCGGTCCGCGTTATGCGTTGCGGCTCTCGCTGTCTTCCAGACTCGTTGAAGCTCGGTCGATAACTCTCCGACTTCGACGGGACGTCCGAGCGCTTGCTCGGCAAACTGGAGGAGCTCTTTCGCTTGATCGACTGGGATTGTCTTTCGGACTGTCATGGTCTTTCCGGGTTGTTTCGTCCGGCACTTGACGGACGTTCGGGATGACCATGCCAGAGAACGGAGGAGGAGTCATCTCCGCTCATACTGCGACCGACCTCGTCCGTTGCCTCCTTCGACGATCTTCCGAGTCTGGGCGAGTTTCTCGCTGGAGGTAACAGTCTGCCCATGTACCACGATCCCGGACCGGAGGTCGGAGACGACATCGGCAAACGCAAGGACGAGAGCGTCCGCTCGGTCCGGAGACGACGTCCCTCGTCGACGGAGACTCTCCTTCGATTCGATCTTGAGGAGACCTCGTTCGTTCGCTTGTATCTTCGGGACAGATAGCTGGGAGATGAGCTTTGCGTCGTTCGGGATCGAGATACACTCCTCAACCGGAACCGGCTCTCCTTGCATGTATCTCCAGGACGCCCAGAAACGGAGACGGAGAGACCACCAGAGCTCCGCTTTGAGGTTAGCGAATCGCTCTCTTGCGACTCTCTCCGGAGCGTCCGAGTAGGAGACCGAGGTCGGAGAGACTCCGACGTTGACTCCGACCGCTCGGAACGGGAGCGAATCGTGAGAAGCGAACGCTCCAGAGACTCCGGCGCCGACTCCGATTGAGTCGAATCGGACGACGGAGACTCGGGACGTCCGAGCTTTATCGAGCACAATCGCTGCGGAGTCGACGGGATTCCGACCTCTCCAAGCTTCGATTGATCGGACGACTGGACCGAGTCTCTCAACGATGACTGTCTCGTCCTCTCCGGAGTCTGCGACGTCGAATCCGATGACCTTCGGACCGGACTGGGACTCGGGACCGAGATCGAGATCGACAGCCGCTCGGACCCAATCGGACGGGATGATGAGGTCGTCTCCTCCTCCGCTGTAATCAATATCAACCTCCCGAGCGGTGATCGAGAGACCATATTTTCGGACGTAGTCGTCTCGCCACGATTCGTCCTTTCTCGGGTCGTCTTTCCAGGACAGTCGGAAGTGAGGGATCGAGTCTTCGTGAACGATTCGGAAGAACTCCGTATTTGGCGCGGTTGCTGTCGACGCGTAAAGGATCGACCGAGCGTTGTCGGCGACAGCGGCTCGGACTTGAGCGGCTCTCGGCATGACTCCGAACTCGTCCAGGAAATAGAGCGACGACCGTCCTCCTCGTCCCATCTCGGGACCGGCTTCTCCGGTGATCGTTGCGTTCGTCTCGGGATTGATGATCCGAGAGTAGCTCCGATGTTTCCTCATCTCGAATCCGGGAGGACGCATCCAATCCGGGAGCATCCGGATCGAGAACTCAACTTTCCAGAAAACCGACTTCGGGTCGTTGAGCCGATCGAGGAGGTCGGCTTTTCTGGAGCCGATAGCTCCCGCCCAGCCGGGAACGGTTAGCCATCGCCAGACATAGAAAGCGACGACGAGCCAAGAGACTCCGACGTCTCTGGACTTGTCGACGACTCCATCGTCTCCGGAGTCTTCGACTCGCTGGAGCCATCGGAGGAACTCGGCTTGTCTGTCCCAGAGAACAAGCGGAAGCTCTTTCGGAGTCGGAGCTTTGTTTCTGGGATCGTACGTCCAAGCCCAATCCCGAACGAAGGTCTCCAGTCCGGAGACGGGATCTCGGATCGCTTGTCTTGCAATCGACCGAGAGCGCTCGGAGGAGTCCAACTTGGAGACGAGGTCGATCCGTCGTCGAATCTCCCGAGAGACGTCCGCTTCCCAGCTAGTTAGCTTCTTCGTCATGGCCGGAGTCCTCCGAGTCGTTCCCGATCGCTTTCGAGGGAGTCCCGGTCAACCGTCGATACTCGGAGACGATGTCGGAGTCTGTCATCGTCGACGCGGCGTCTGCTAGCTGGACGAGCTCGGAGGAGCCTCCGTTGACGAGTGTCACTTTGGCGCGATGTTCGGGTTGATCAGAATACTCCTCCCGGAGATTCCGAGCGATGACGTCCAACAATCGAGCGACGTCTCCGGCTGTCGCTTTCCCGAAGTCGAAGGAGACGAGCGCTTCTCCGAGTCTCTTTTGAGCGGTAATGAGGACCGCTCTCCGGAGCTTCCGAGCTTTGAGACGCTCGTCTGTCTCGGCTTCCCATTGGAGACGGTCCAGGTATTGATCGAAAGCGGCGGCTCTCTCTTTCCATCTGTTCTTTGTGGAGAGCTCATAGAACCACGAAGAAGCGACGAAAACTTCCGTCCTTCCCGTGTGTCTCCGGTACGCTTCCAGAGTTGAGCGGTCTATCGGAGAGAGGTCTCGATATTGCTTGAAAGCGAGAAATTGTTTCTCGGTCTCGTTCTCAAGCCTCTCCCATAACTTCCCGTCGTTCTTGGCTTTTCGGAACTCGGGATGATCAATTTTCGACATAGGGTTGACGCTTGCGGAGTGTGTGTGATAAGGGGGGGACCAAGTTCCAGGGGGGGGGATGGAGAAGGTCAGGTCTAGGGATTAGAGATGAGGGACTAGAAGGACTAGAAGGACTAGACGTTGATCAACGCGCGCGCGGGCGAGGAAGCGTCTTGGAAGCGCTCCGGTTATTCGAGGGAGAGTTGATCTCGGTTTGAGACAGATCGACAAGAATCAACCCTCGATTGAAAGTTGGACGGGGCTCTCGAAAAGCTGGGCTTGAGCTTTCACGATCCGGAGTCTCTCGGTCGATTGAGCGACCGAATCGGAGTCGACATCGCATCCCCAAACCCTCCGACCTAGCTCGGACGCTGCGACGAGAGTCGTCCCGTTTCCGGCGCAAGGATCGACGACGAGAGCTCCGGGTCTCGAATAGTCTCGGACGATCTGTCCCATTAGCGAGACCGGCTTTCCTCCGATTCGGGAGCTCTTGTTGTGTTCCGCGTTGACGATAT